ATTGTCGAGCGAATGTCCTGAACGATTAGCTTCATTTGGTGTAATAGGCTCTGGCAGTTCGCTTGATGAAGTAAACACCGTAGAACGGAGGAAGGTTGTTGTGAGCAATACCGCCACCTGTGCTTAACGATCTTGCATCAACATCTGGATCAAGAGTTGAACTTGGGAATTCAGTCGTATTGTTTGTCAACGTGTTGGAAGAAGTACCGCCATCAGCAGCCGATCTGTCCCCGTCTTCCCCGCCATGACCGAACACTTTAATGGCAACATTGTGCGTGTGCGCGGCTAATTCCGAAATTATCAGAGCATGCTTATCCTCGCCAGCAATTGCTGTGGACGTAGTTGTGCCAGTCACAGCAACTGAACCACTTGCCGCAAAAGCTCCAACACCAACTGGGAATCGTGCATCAAACAGCGTGTCAACCTCCCACATCGCTCCAACATACGTCGAAGGCGTAGTGGCCGTCCCATCTCCTCCATCATAAGCTTGGAGATCCGAGATAGTCCCAACCCACATTTTTCGTTCGCCGCTCAGTGCAGGTACAGGGTTTTCCCTAGCCCAAACACCTCCTGAGAAAATCCACCATTGACCGTCATCATCAAACCAAGGGAAAATCTGATTGTTAACAGCCGGAGCAGATGCGCCGGTATTGAAGAAACTGTTTCCAACGGTTGAATTGAAGGTGGCCTGCGTTCCATTGATTATGTCCAGTGCCAGATTCTGGTAACTGGCAGGACAATACCCCAAAGGCAATGTTGGAGCCGTAAGCGTAATTAAATTTAAATTTGGCATAATTTAGCTGTCACTAATGACAATATTGAAAGTTACAAGAGAAGGGTTTATCGCATACTGAGTTTGGACAGCAAAAGCAATTGCACCCAAAGTAACTGTCCGGAAAATGCTTCCGCAAGGATCTAGATTGCAATTGCAATATGTTCTTGTTCCATAGGAAACAATAGTTTGATCCCCATCGTAATCACCATTTAAAATTGCTGCCAGCATTACAGCATTCATTGCACTGACTCCAAGTTGATAATAATGGTTTTGAATGTCAGTTTCATTTTGGGTGTAACTTCCTCCGGCCCCGATTGCCGGTCCATCTGCACATGTCCCAACCGGAACAGGAGATAAAGGATCGTACCAAGGCCCAGAAAACCAATCGATTGATGAATCAATGCAAGTCGATTGATTCCAAAGTTGGTAATTTAGAAAGAAAGTATAGCAGGGCTGCGAAGGCGGAGGAACTGGAGCCGTAATTACCGTAACAACCGATGGAGTTGACGTTACTGTTCCGCTGTCGTTTATTGCTGTAACATCGTAAGATCCATTGTTTCCAACTACAGCGTTTGTAATTATAAGATTTGAATTATTTTCACCATTAATGTTTACCGTGTTTTTACGCCATTGAAGCTCTGGGGTTGGCTCGCCCGATACAACGACCGCTAAAGAAATCGTATCAAATTCAGAAACCACAAGTGGGGTCACTGGGTTAACTTGAATTACTGGAGCGGAAGTGGGTTCGTTTTGTACTGGTCCATCGTTACCGTAAACGGGTTCCGACCATCCATCTACGCCATTGATTGAGCATACCTCTCCGATTCCGAACCCGACATCAATTCCCTCGCTCTTGTATGTCAGCGGATTTATTGGGCAAACATCTAATCCTTGGCAGTTAGTGTTATCATTCCGGCACTCGCCAACGGTGGGTTCTTGGACATCGTAAGCATGAAGCCGAAGACTTTTTAGCCTGCAATACCCGTCGATTTCAATCCTCGTTTGAACCTCAAACAAGTTTCGATAAGGCGTATTTAAGACAGCATCACAATCATCTCTAGGCGTTGGAAGCCTTAGTTTGCTGCGATATTGAGGCTGAAAATTGGTCAATGGGATGCAAGGCAATGCATCGCCGCAACTGTTCATCTTGGCGCAATCAGTCCATCCGATACCATTCTGATTGCATGTCCATTGAATCCAACCGGGGTACATATCCGGTCGATACAGTACGTTCAGCCCAATATCCCCAATCATGGTGTCGATAAAGAGATCACCGGAATCGAGTTGTTTCAGCCCAAAAGGAACCTCGAAATTGTAGGACTTGGTTTCAATGGCCCACTGGATCTTCCTTGCTCCCGTCAGAGAGCTAACGTCGTTCTTTGAGTTCTTTGTAAGCTCCCAAATACCGATCTCATGGCTCGCGTTCCTAGTGATTAAAAAGCACCTATCTTGATACGCATTTTCTGTCTTTAAAACCTGCAAGATATCGAGACCAGTCCAAATACCTTCCCATGCAGGAGGCAATTTCTGCCGCATCGAACTGACCAGATCAAAGTCCAGAATAGCCAGAGCCTTGTGAATGATGCCCGATGCCCGATACTGAGGCTGGCAGGTCATTATCATCCGATTATCGAATGTGACAGCACTTCCCGCCCACAGAAGATCCGTCTGATCATTCTCAACAACACTCATCATCTCACTTGAGATGGGCGTATTACCCCAAGTCCCGAAGTCCCTGCGAGCGATTATGAATGAGCGGATGCCATCAACGGCGCGGTAAAAAACATCTCCATTGATCGTAATCGCTGACCTGCTTGCAAGTGCGCCATTGGTGACCAAGCTGATTGCTTGAATGGGGTAATTAACTTCCTTCCAAACATTTCTATCAACCGGAGCATTGATACTGAAAACGTATTTTGGCGTAAAGACGAGCAGTGGACCTTGACCGAGCGCGGTGTCCAAATTGCCAGGAACCGCCATTGCCGTTATGCCACCGGAATCCGATGGAACCGAGAAGTCGCCACCCTCATTAAGGAAGGTGTTTTCAGTTTCCTTAAGAACACTTGCACGGGTTCCATCTCCATAAACGATATCGGTAGCTCGAAATGAGAATCCATTTTGCAAAGCATACCAAATCCGTCCGTTGACGTAGGCCATAACCTTGCCTGTCTTGATCTCGTCAACGGCTGCTCTACGAAGGTTAGCCCCATCAAAAATCAAAGGCCGGCTCCAACCATCTTGAATTACAACGAAGTTCTCGGCTTGAACCATCCATCCATCCAGACGGTTGCTTGAGTTCTCTAACGCAGGAGTATTGCTTAGAAGCTGAATTGAGTTCTGAAGAAGATCGTACAGCCAAACCTTACCCGAAATCAGTAGAACGATAAAATTCCTGTTATCGTCCGAAATGTAAGGAAGCGCACACTGGAAGATGCCGGTTGGATTTGGGGCTGGAATGCAAGAATTCGTATACCCATCCGCAGTTACGGTCGTATTGTCCGCTCTAAAAAGAATGCTATCAGCGGTGAGTTGAGCGCAAGCCGCGTAATCCTTTTCAACGTAACCCGGCCTTGGGGAGACGAAGCCCTGACGAAACGTAGAATTTACGGCAAAAGCGACCTGATTTTTAGAAATCAAACTCGCAGCTCTGCCCATGTCAACTCCAGCCTCAAAGCTGAGTGAGCCATCTGTGTATCGATTTGGAGCGCGTTCACTCATGGATCAAAGCGGAGCAATTCTTTGAACTGAAAATGTAGATCCAATCCCGACAGCGATACTGCCTGATGATATAACAGTAATCATTGCTTCATAAAGATTCACATTGGCAACAGAGGAGATATCAATGCAATCAATCACAATGGGTGATGGACCCTTAGTTGTAGACAGAATGAGATCAACCTCTAGTGATGAGACAATTGCGACATTGTTTTTAACCAAACTTATGGAGGCTGAATAAGGTCCGCCTGTCGCTGATCCGTAAGCATTTAAAACTATTGTAAACCTAAAATAACCTGTTGATTTAGTAGTGTATTTTGCTGTAGCAGCATTCCATCCAGTGGACGTATCAATGTCGGCTGCTAAACCTCCTTGAAAAGCATTTTGAGCAGGGCCTGAAACTGACAAAGCAATTATTGAAGGCCGACGTAATGTAAAAGTTTCATAGGTGTTGGAGCTAGAGCTTGCGGCTATGCTTATCGATCCTGCTCCATTTGTGATAGTAATGCCGCTCCCTGCGGTCACATTAGCTACGCTGTAACCAGTCCCATTACCAATCAACAACTGTCCGTTTGTCGGGATGGATGATAGGTTGGTCCCGCCTTTTGCCACTGGAAGAACTCCAGTCAGATCTGCAATGGGCAGAGTCTGGACGGTCGTTACAACGCCAGATCCTCCTGATCCAGCGGTCTTCATGTAGCCGGCAGTCAGAGCGTCTAAGGCTGTCTCATTGGTAAGCGTACCATCTGGTGTCCGGCAAATGTAACTTGCGGCACTGCCAGCACCACCGGATGCACCTGTTGCACCAATAGACCCCGGCGAACCTGCTAAGGTCATCAAAACACCCAACCCAACCACAGTGCCTGGAACAGAATTGGCAACGCCCAAGATTCCCGAAGAAGGGTTCTTAAGCGTGACCGTTAGTGTTGCAATTGAAATAACCTGAAAGTATCCTCCGCCAACAACGGTAACGAAAAAAAGTCCAGCAGCGGATGTTGGAAGGAAAGAGACGCTAACTACGGGAACGGCTACGGTTCCACCGATTGCGGGAACAATGAATGAAGCGGTGGTAGTGGTGAATACGTTGACACCATTCGTGCCATTTGTTCCATTGGAACCG